TGGATCGCGGCGTTGTCAGGCCCGGCGTCCAAAAACGTGAGCACAGCGTTTAAGCGGGCGTTGTTGAGTGCGGCTGTGATCGTGATCGTCATGGCATCAGCTCCGCTGTGAGGTTGTCGGCAATCACGGCGCGAAACAGATTCTCAAAGTCGTAGCTGACCACGGTCCACTTTTGCAGCTCGTCCACAAACTGAAAGTCATAGGCCCCTGTCACTGGGTCGCTGGACCCCTCGCGGATCACCATGCCGTCCACTTCCCGAATCAAGCGCACGCGGCGCTGGACCGGCGTGTTGGGGGTGACTTTGACAGTGCCTTGAACCCTGCCCCTGCCCGTGCCCAGCACACCGGTGATGCGGTCGGCAAACCCGTCTTGCACGCGCAACACAGGCGGCTGCGCCAACTCCATCACGCCATAGACAGCAGGCACCGGGGCCAGAAGCATGACGGGCGGGTTTGCCAGATCGGTTCGGCCCTGTAGCGTGTTGAGCGCCAGCGGCGCCAGCACGCCTGCGCCCGGCCAAGCAATGCCCAGATAGGTGTCTTGCACCTCCCAGACCACCGCGTCGTCTGACCACTGCAATTGAGCAAACAAGGGGTAACGGAAATGGCTGTTGCCTGCCGGGCGCAGGGTCGTCACGTCTTGCGGACTGGCCCCGAAGTCCCAGTCAATCGCCAACGTGCGTGCTGCCTGGGCAGACCACCGGGCGAGGGTGGTCAGGTCCGTGTCTTGCAGGTTTGCCAGCGCCCCCGACACATCGGGTGCAGTATTGGCTGTCAGGGTTGCTGGGGCGTCTACCCGCACCCCGCCTGCAATCAACTGAAGCGCACTAAGCTCCAGATCGCCTGTTGCGTAAGCCTCAAATCTGGTGGCGCGCCAGTACCGGTGGACAGCCATTGATCAAGCCCACGGGCCGGTGACATCGACCAAAGAGATGCCCCCGTTTGCGGCTGGGAAGGCGGTCGAAACATACCCCGCGCCGAACGTGATCAATCTGCGGCCTGTCAACGGCCCGGTGCCGCCGAGGTACACCCCTTGGTCGTAGACAGTGCCGACCTGGGATTGAGCGATGTGAAACAGACCCGGCACGGCACCCCTGGCGGGGGCGGAGACTGCTTTTTTGAAAAGGCGGCGGCTCAGGCGCATCGAGCCATCGATCGTGCTTGGGAAAATTCCGCCGGTAGTATCGGTGCCGGAGATGATCGTGCTGCCTGACTCCGTGAAAGAACTAAACTCGTCAGAACCCCCGAGCCCGTGAAAGTCACGCGGCGTAAAGATGGAGGTCACGGCCCCCCCATCCACATTGCCTGACGAATCTACGGCATTAGATAACGCCGACCCCGCCGAAACACCAAAAGCAAAAGGGTCGCCAGCGGGTCGAAACGCTGGGAAGTCGCCATAAAAGCAGGACCGACCGGCAAATTGCGCTGATGTGGAATTAGAGGTTCCGACGATGTTGACCAGAAAGCACCGCCCGTTGCCCACCACGGTCCACTTGACCGGGAAAGTCACGGCGGTGTTAACTGCCTTGTTGATGCCCGCCCCTTGCCCACCTCGCTGAGTCACGTTGGGAAACGGGCCGGTCCCGGTGTTCACATCGGTCATGCCCTCGAACCCGCGCACCGAGGCAAACAGCGAAGTGGTGTCGTCTACCCGCATGAAGTGGCGGGTGCTCAGCGGATCGGCGCTGCGGTAAACCCGCAGGTCGGTTCCCGTGAACGGGTTGAGCCAGTTCAGCGGAGCCATGCGAAAGTTAATGGTCCCTGTTGCGGTCCCGTTGGGCAGCGCGGTGGCAAACGTCAGCACACCCGACCCAGCAGTCAAGACCCTGCGCTCGCCATTGATCGCCGCCAGGGGGCCGGTCACACCCGCAATCAGAATCACCGCGTCCGGGCGGGCTGCTGAGATGCCGGAGAAAGTCATCGTGGCAACACCAGCGGTGACCGTGAGCGTGAGTGCGGGGCGCAGATCAAAACCGTTGATCAGGCACGCATCGAGCACCGCGATCAGCGAGCCCGGCGCGTGGCTGAGAACCGGGGCACCAGCCATCGTGTGGGTGAAATGTTTGACGGTATCGAAGGACATGTTGGAAGCCTCGGTTGGGGTTATGGGGTGTCAACGTCGCCGCGAATCAGCAGCGTGAACTTGTCGTCGGTCACGGTCTCGGGGCCTTGCTGGACCGTGCGAACCACCCACACCGGGAACTGCGCGCCCACGGTGTTGATGCGCAGCACGTTGCCTGCTGCCCAGCCTGCCCCCCAGCCCAGCGGGTTGAGCGTGAAATACGGTGCGCCGGTGGCGGGGTTGATCGGGGACAGAAGGGTTGCAGTGTTGCCGGTGGCGATCACGCCCACGTTTTCACCGATCACCTCAAACGCGTTGGTGTTGGTAAAGCGAAGCGCCCAGCGCTCGGCAATCGCACCCCGGTTGGTCACTGCAATCGGGTACTGCGCGTTGTTGTATGTGGCGGTGGCGCTGTTGCCGATGGGGGCGTCAGAGAACACCCCGGTCCAGGTGGCTTGGTCGAATACCACCGAGGTGCGGGCGAACAGGTCGCCTGCGATCAGCGCACTGGAAAGATAGCTGCCCAGTGGGTAGTTGTGCGTAACCGCGCGGGTGAACGTCACTTCGCCGCTGATCTGCACGTCTCGCACCACGCCCATGTCTTCAATTCGGTGTTGCACGGTGACGGGCTGGCTGTAGCCCGCCACGTTGGTGAAGGTCACCGTGCCCAGTTCCAGATCGGTGGTGAACCCGGTGTTGATCACCGCGCCGTTGAACCCGATCACGCGCACCCGGCTTAGACGCACGCGGTTGCAGTTCACCACCTGCCCGTTGATCACGGTGCCTGTGACCTGGCCCGTGTGGCCGACAACCGCGAAACCACCAGGGCGAAAGATCGGCACGCGCCCGTCACTGGGAAGGCGCACCGGGTCGATGCCCAGCAGCTCGGCGTCCAACGGCAGGTAGCTGAAGGCGACAGCGTTGTAGCGCAGGGTGCCCAGCATGCCGAGGTCGGCGGGGGCGCTGGTGAGGCCGGGGATCTGCAAAAACGACAGGTCGGTGTTGAACGCCGGGTCGCCTGCGGGGTTGACGAAATACAGCTCGACCAGACCGAACTGGTAATCGACCCGGCCTTTCACGCGCGCACCGTCGATCTTGCCGGAGCTGTCTGCGGTGATGTTGAAGGTGGTGCCGTCTTGCAGGGCGCCGAGCACGCTCAAGCTGCCGGGGCGCAGGGGGCTGCTGGCGGTGCGGAAGACGGTGCTGAGGGCGGCGAATGGGGCGCTTGGACCGACCGATGGCGGGGCAATGAGGCCGCGCCAGTTTTGCACCGTGGGCGGGGCGTTGGCGGGCCAGGCCGACACCGACACCAAGCCCAACGCGCCCGCCACGCTGCCTGCTGGCGATCCACCGCCTGTGGTGGGCGATACGTCAATCAGCAGCGTGCCGTCGGTCAACGAGCCGTAGCGCGAGCTGCCCAGCTCGAAACTCACGCCGCGCAGCGTGTACGCGGGCACGCCCATCGTTTGCACCAAGTACTGGCTGACGGCCACGTCTGCCACAGCGCCCGCGCCGGGGGCGGTGCTGTAGGTGATGTTGGCGGAGGTGGCGGTGGTGAAGGTGACGCCGGTGCCGGAACCGCGCATGTACGCCCAGGCCCGTGTGATCGTTACAGGCATCCAATTGCCTTGATACCCAACAAAGCTGACGGTAGGTCCAGCGGGATCGCCAGCGCCGTCGAACGCGCCAAACCCTGTGAAGTTGATTTGCCCGGTGGCGTAGTTTATGGAGCCCACCAGCAGCGTGTTTGGCCCCAGCCCGGAACCCAGCAGGTTGCCTGCGCCGTCGTCTACCACCGAGACCACCGCGTCTCGGGTGGAAAACGCCAAGCGAAACCCCCCGCCAAGGGTGTATCGCAACTGCGTGAGTGCGGTAAACGACACGCTCCCCGGCGACACGCTACCCGAGCCGAGCATGCCGCCAGCCAGCACCACGCCTGCATCCGTGATCACCCCGCGCTGGCTGGATGCCACGCTGAAAACCGTGCCCGGCGGCGGCAAGGTGTTGGGGCTCACCAACACCACGCCATCGCCATAAATCACGGTCCCGGTGGCGTCGCCAGTCAGCGCGCCTGCGCCGTTGTCGGTTGCGGTTTTCGTGCCCGCGCCGTCGGGCCATGTGATGCTGAGGCTGTTGCGCGCGAACGGCTTTGGGCCTTTGGCGGTGGTCATGTCGCCCGCGCTGTTGATCGGGAAGAAAGCCTTGCCGCCGTTTTGCAAAAACGTGTTGCTGGCGCGCACCGTGGTGGCCTCGCTGTAGCTCTGCACCAAGATGCTGCTGCCCACATCGGGCAGCGCGCCGAGCGTAACTTGCATTGCCCCGGTGGTGTAGTTGAGCGTGCCCACGCCGACCCCGCTGCTGTTGCCAGCGAGCACGCCCGAGCCGTTGTCGCGCAGCACATACCAACGGCCTTGCGCGAGGTAGCTCACGCTCATGGTGCGCGGCAACGGGATCTCTTCAAAAACGCGCGTGTAGTTGAGCGACCGGCTTTCGGCAGTGACCGGGAGGGAATAGCTGTTGCTCACCAGCTCGGGCACCGCTGCGGGCGTGAACGTAACGGTGAATGTGTTGCCGCCTGCGCCCCAGAGGTTGACGCTCAGGCGGACGATGCCGTTGTCATAGTCCACCTGCCCCACCTCGGCGGCACCGTTCACCAGCAGCCCACCCTTGTCGGTGGCGGTGACGCTGGCGGCGGTGATGCTGAGGGTGCCCGGCAAGATGGGGCCGCCCACGTGCATCGCGGTGGTGGTGGTGAAGCCCATGCTGATCACGCGTGTGATCGGTGTGCCCGTGGCAACCAGCGCAGCACTCAGGCCGTTGGTGCGAACGTCGGTGATGGGACTCTCGGTCTGGGCGCTGGGCACAAGCTGGGTGAAGATGTCGCGCGCGCCCACCGTGAAGTCGCCGATCACGGCGGCGCGGACCAAGGGCACCACGCCCACATACGTGCCTGCGTCGGCCACCACGGTGTCGCGCACCCGGGTGGCGGTTGCCAGAGGCGTGAACGTGCGAGATGCTGGCGAGCCGGGCAGGTCAAACCGCAGGGCGTCGCTGATGCTGATGGTGACCACAGCGGCGGGGAAGTCTTTGCCTGAATCGGGGTCGAAGAACTGGCGCGTCACAGACTCCACCGCCGTGGAGCGGACGTACTGCTCTTGCTGGTCGGGGAACCCCTCGCGGGGGATCAGCACCAGCGTCTGGCCAATGGCGGGCAACTCGGCCTCGGGGCGCTGGAACAACTGCACGCTGCGCTGCCCGGTGATGTGGTTTTCGTAGAGGAAACCGCCCCACAGCGGGCCTTTGTTTAGGTAGCTCTCCACCCGGGCTGCGGCCTCGGTGCGGTTGTCGAACGTGCTGCGGTTCGTGAACAGCGTGACGCTCACGCGCGGGTCGGCGGGTGGCTCGGCCACGATCACGTTGCCACCGAAATACGTGTCCACATCGTCGGTCTGTACGGCCACAAACGTCTTGCGCAGGTTGACGCGGCCACCAGCCCGGTCGAGTTCGGAGATGTCCGGGAAGATCGCGTTGGACGCGCCGTCTGCGATGGTGATGCCCGTGGGCGCACCTCCGCCCTCGGGCACGTCGGCCATGACAGAGGACTTGAGGAGCTTGATGTCGCCGGTGAGTATTGCCATCCGGCGATGCTCCTACGTTTGGCGCCCCGCCGCCTGCGGGCCTTTGACCGAGGGATCAGCCGAGGTGGATGAAATACAACGTCAGGCTGTAGAAGTCTGTGTCTTCCGGTTCGCGGTACTCAACGATCGGCTCGGCCGTGATCGGGCCAGCGCTGTGGTCCCACAGGACGCTGTAGGGCACCCCGTTGTGCAGCAGGGTCAGGGTGATCCCGGCTTGGCCAGCCCAGGTGTTCAACGCCTTGAGCGTGTCACGTTTGCACCACCCCCGATCGACCGTGCCGGCCAGGGTGATCGGGCGCCCGGCCTGTTTGGTCCACTCATCGATCACCAGCGCACCGGTGGTGCTGTACTCCAGGGACTGCTCGACTTTTTTCCAGGCGAACTCGTCGGTCCACAGCAGATCCTGCGGCAAGTCCAGCGTCAGAGGCGTGGCCCCCGGGCCTGCGGTGGGGTGGGTGAGGGTGATGTTGCTGGGCATGGGTGTCTCTTATCGGCGGGTGGAACTGAGGCCCGCGGTCTGCAAGGTGCGAATGAGCGCGCCGGCGCCGTCCTCGTCGGTCTCAATCGTCTCTTTGCCGCGACCGGTGTTGATGTCGATGGTCACCCGGCGGCCCTTAACCTGCCCTGTGGTCAGTTCCAGGATTGCGTCGTCAAAACGTGTTGCCAAGTTCATCTGCTCGCGGTCGCTTTTGAGCCCATCCAGGCTGTTCAACCCGGGCGAGATGGAGTCGATAACGCGCTGGTTGGCGCGGATGGTTGCTGCTGCGGTTTTGAGCAGTTCAAGGTCGGCAGCGGTAATCGTGCCCGCGTTCAGCTTGTCGCGCAGCAGGAAAGACAAGCTGTTGTCCACTGCGGCGCCTGCCTTGCTTGTAGGCTTGTCCCCACCGCCTGCACCACCCCGCCCGCCGCGCGCGTATTTGTCCTCGCCAAGAGGGCTGCTGTACATGTCGTCCCGCCCGCCGCCCCCGCCGCCCTTGCCTCCGCCGCCTCCGCCGCCTCCGCCGCCTCCGCCGCCCCCGCCGCCCAACCCCAAGCGCTCCCGGATAAGCTTGTTGTTTATCGTGCGCAGGTTGTTCTCGGTGCTCAACGACGAGTTGCCGTTGTCCCGGTCCCCCTTGCCCAGGCGGAGCAGGCGAAGTTCCTCTTCCATCAGCGTGATGTTCTCGCCCCGGATCTTGGCCTCGTCCATCTTGATCTGCGCGGCGCTGATCACCGCCTCCAGCTCCGCACGCTTGGACGCCGTGAGCTGCCCGGCAACGTCGAGTTCGACTATCTTGAGCTGGGTGGACCGGATGATCGCGGCCGCCTCGGACTCCAAGGCGCGCACCTGCAGCTGGATGATCTTGATCTCGATCTCTTTTTGCTTGAGCACCGCAAGCCTGGCGGTGTACTCGTTGCCGGCGAGCAACGCCAGTTTCTCCGAGGTCTTGGCCTGGGCCAGTTGCAGTTTCAAGCCCGACTCGTCGATGCTGAACGCGATCACTTTGACTTTGTTGTTCGCCTCGAGCGTTGCGGTCAGGTCCGACAAGCCGTCACGGTACAGGCGCAGGGCCTCGGCCACCACCAGCGTTTGTTCTGCCTCCCGCCCGAAGGTGAGAGAACCTGCGGCCTTTGCCGCGTTCAGGCGCTCCAGCGTGTCCTTGGCGGTCTCGTAAGCCTCGGCCAGCAGCAGCACATTCGCACTGTTGTCCTTGTACGCCTCGGCCTCAATGCGGGCCTCCTGCGCGGCGAATGCCGAGGCTTCGGCCTGCTGCTTGGTGCGCTCGGCGTCGGCGGCGCGCAACCGCACACGCTCTTCGATCCCCTTGTTCACCGCGGTGTAGGAGCCGTCCAGATCCCCCTCGGACTCGATCAGCAGCTTGTTGCCCTCGTACAGATCGCTGACCGCTTTGGCTTCGGCTTGGCGCGCGGCGTTCAGTTTGGCCGAGGCTTCGGAGGCGATCAGGGTGGCTTTCTGATTTGCCTCGAGCTGTGCGTTGGCGTCGCCGGTCAGCTGGCCAATCGCCCGGATGGTCTGCGCTTGCACCTCGGCGGCCTGCACTTCTTTCTCGGCCACTTTGACGCGGGTCTCAAGGATCTCGATGTTCTTGATCGCGGCCAGGTTGTAGCTGACCCAGGCGCTGGCGCCTTGGGTGACCGCAGCCTCGGCCGCCCCCGCGTCGCCCGAGAGGCGGGCCAGTTCCGTGGCCAGGGCGCTTGTTTGCTCGGTGGCGCCTTTGGTTTCGGCGTTGCTTTTACTGAAGCTCGCCCCCAACGCATCTATCCGGGCGCGGGCCGCATCGCTCTCTTCCCCCGCCGCTTTGAACGCCGCGATAAGGCCCCCACCACCCGCCAAGGTGCCTGCGAAAGCGCCCGCTTGGCGCCCGAGAGTAAAGAACAATTCGGCCAGAAAAGTGAACGCCAGAACGGTGCCCTGAACCGTGATGGTCAGCCCGGCCAAAGCCCCTTTCAGCAGCGTAACCAGGCCCGAATCGCCCAGCGCTTGCAAGCCAATGGTGAAAGCGTTTCCGAGGCGCGCCCAGGCAGCGCCCAAGGTGTTGACCTCCCCGGTCAGGCCGCCTAGGCTGTTCCGAAATGCTGGGAAAAAATCCTTCGAAGCCAACTGGCCCGACTCCACCAGCTTGAACAGTTCGGCGTTGGTGATGCCCAGGCCCTTGGCCGCGAGCGCGGTCGCGCCGGGGATGGCGTCACCCAGCTGTTGACGCAGCTCTTCCATCGACACGACGCCCTTGCTGGCGATCTGCGAAAGCGCTTCCAGCGCCTGGTTGGTCTTGACTGTAGACAAACCCAGCGTGCCCGCCGCCCGGGTCAACGCGGTGAACAACTCGTTGGACTCCTGCAACGGAATGCCGGAGGTGACCATCGAGGCCGAGAACTTCACGAACGACGCCGAAATATCCGCCACCGACACACCGGCGAGATCGGCCGATCGCCGCAACAGGTCGATCTGCTTCGCAGCGATCTCGGCACTGCCGAAGATCTGGCCCAGGCCCAGGCGCAGATTCTCAATCTGCTTGGTGGCATTGATGAACGCCTGGCCCAGGCGCTGCACGATCTCGACAAACGAGACGAACACCGCCAGCTTGCCCAGCGTGCTGCCGAGCAGGCTCGCCGCGCGGTCCATCCCGTTCAGTTGGCCCGTGGCCGCGCGCAGCTGGCGCTCGAGGTCGTCGATGCGGGCGGCGCCGGTGCGCATGGCGCGGTCAAGCTCGTCGCCAGCCAGGGTGCCCGAGTTGCCCAGCAGGGTCATCGCGTTGCGCACCCGCTGGATCTCGTCGCGCAAGTCGCGCGCGGCGTTGGCCCCGGTGAGTCGCAGGGCGGCGTTGATCTCGTCTGCGGCCCGTTGCGCGGCGCGCGCGGCGTCGCGCTGTGCTTGCACCTGTGCGTCTGCGGCCCGCTGGGCGGTGAGTGCGGCCGCGCGCTGGGCCGCCTCGATGCGGGCGATGTCGCGCAGCACACCGTCGGCCTCGGCGCGCGCTTGCGCTGCCAGGCGCTGGCGCGTTGCTTCCTGAATGCCTGCCAGCCGCGTGTTCTCGCGCATGGCCTCGCGCTCGGCTGCGGTGGCACGTTCTTGCTGCGCGGCCGCCTCGCGCACCGCTGCCTGGGTGCGGCCCAGAGCCGCCTGCAGCTCCCGCTGGGCATCCGCGGCGGCGAGGGTCTGCACCCCGGCGTCGCGCAGCCGCTGCGCGAGCCTGTCGTAATCGGCTTGGATCTCGGCCAAGCCGGCCGAGGCCCGGCCCGTCGCTTCGTCCGCTTGGCGCACGGAACCGGCCAGGGCGGTTTGCGCGGCGGCCGCGCTCTGCACTGCCGCGCGGTTGGCGTCGAGCACCGTGCTAAGGCGAAGCACCTCGGCCTTCGCGGCGATCTGCGCGGCGGTGGTCGCCCGCATCTCGTCCCGGTACTCTCGGGTTTTCTTGGTGTCGGCGTCGGCGTCGTTGCGCCGCTGCTTGAGCGCCAAGCCCAGGGCCGTGACCTCGCGCCGCTGGGTGGCGAGTTCGGCAGCCGTGGCCGCGAGCGCGTCCCGGGCGGTCTTGGTGGCCGTGCCCAGCTGCGCATAGTCCTGCGTCAGAACACCCGAGGTCTGGGCCAGGGCGCGCTGTGCGTCGGCCTGCTGGCGCAGACTGGTCGTCAGGCCGTCCAGGCTCTCAAGTTCTTTCGCTTGGCGCGCGAGCTTGTCGAGCTCGGCGGCCAGCCGGGTAAACTCCGGCGCGGCGTCGCCGCCCTGCTTCGCGAGCGCCTGCACGTCGTCGCGCAGGGCCTTGAGGCTTTCGGTGTTGGTCGTTGTGACCGACAGGGCGAGTTCGATGTCCCGTCGCGCGCTTGTAGCCACTCTTCAAACCCTCAAAAAAAGTGGGCGCGAGCGCCCACAAATGTCAACCCCAAGGAGATCGGAAAATCAGAGTGCGTTGTCCTGCAGCTCGACAGTGAAGGGCTCGGTCTTGCCGACCGGCGTCTTCAGAGAGCCGGGCAAGCTCACGGTGTTGAAGTCGGAAGCCAGGAAGTCGAAGGCGCTGTCGGCCGCGATCACCGCTTCCCACACGTCGACAATCACCGGCAGCTGGTCGGCGAAGTTGATGCCTTCCAGGCGGAACTGAGCGCGCACCTGGGTCTGGGTGGCGCCGCGAATTGTGGTGCCGGTCACAGCGTTGTAGCTGCCCGAGGCTTCCAGCACCGCGCCCGGGGCGATGGCCGAGGCTTCCAGAATCTTGACCCAGCCCATGCGGTAGTTGACCACGTAGTCAACGCCCATCACGTACGTCGTGGTGCCGGGTTCGTTGGTGATGCTGAAGCCCGCTGCCACGATGTTGCGGTGGCCCAGGTCCAACCAGACTTCCTTGCGGATGGCAGTGAACGGTTGGGCGGCCATCGTGCCTGCGCCCTGGTTCAGCGCCACGGCGTCGCCGAGCAAAGCGATGGCCAGGGTGGCCTTGTTCACTTCGGGCAGTTCGACGGTGAAGTCCGACGGCTGGGGCAGCGTCACGGTCTCGATGTTCTGGCCGTAGGTCGAGCGGCCGCGCGACGGGAGGTTTTTGATCTCCACGTTGGGCTTAATTTCAAACTTCGATGCCTCGAAGGGGCCTTCAAAGCCTCGAAAGGCACCGAGGGAAGGGTCGTAGCGGTTGATGTACAAATCACCACCGCCGAGGAAGCCACGAGCGCTCATATTGAAACTCCGTCAAGAGGCCCGTGGGCCGGAAGAAAACAGGGATTGCCTAATGCAAGCAGTGTGCGCAAGCGCTGCAAACAGCGCCTGCGGGCTGCTGTCCGCTCACGGCGCCGAGAGGTTCTCGACGTAGGTCACATCGATGTCGACCGTGACGAAAACGATCGCCACGCCGTCCGCCCGCGCACCAATGTCGCGGCCCTTGTAGGTCACGGTGTGCACCGCGCCGCCCAACCGGCCTCCGTCGCCGAACACCGCGCGCTTGATGTCGCGGATGGCCGCGTGCGCCGCGTCGTTGGGGTGGTCGGGGTCGCACTGCAGGTAGGCGCCGATGGTGTATCGCTGCACGATCTTGGCGGTCACCCCGCTGCGCCCGACCGTGCTCTCTGCCGTGTCCGCGCCCTCCAGCAGCACGGTGCAGGGCACGACTTCTTCACCGACGTTGCGCCGGCCTCGGTAGACCCGAGCGCCAATATCGGTCTCGTAGGGTGCGGCGCCGTTGCACAGCTCCAAACGGGCCTGGAGGTTGGCAGCGATGCCGCTGGCGCGTGTGAGCAGTTCTGTCATGTGGTAAGTCCTCGAGTCGCAAGATCCAGCCGCACCGCAAACTCGTCGCGCAAGTCGTCGGCGATGCGCTGTTCGTTTTCGCGGATGTAGCGGCGAAACACTTGGTAGACGCTGGGGCCTTTGAGGTGTTCAAGCCTGCCGGTGGTGAGGTTGCGCCGGAACACGCCCAGGCCGTTGCCCCCGGCAGCACCGCCCCGGCGCAGCGGCATCGTGAAGCCGGTGGCGATGCGTTTGGGCGCGCTGCGCTTGATGGCCACCATCACGCCGTTTTGCTTTTGGTTGGCCGGGATGCCGCGCGAGCTGTCGCCCGTGCGCAGCGTCCACTTGCCGTCGACCCAGGCACCGATGTTGGCGGCCTGCTTGCTGTTGATGTAGTTGTTGTCCCAGTTGACGGGCTTGGTCAGCTGGCTCGGGCCGCTGCCGAAGCGCTGCATCGTGGTGCCCTCGAAAGGCGAGCGCACCCCGCCCACCCAAGTACCGGCGCCTTGGGCGCGGCCCTCGATCTGCTCCAGCCGAGAGGTGACGTATTGCTCGGACAGGTTGAGCTCCTGGCGCACCTGGGCGATGGCCTTGCGGCGCACCGTCTCTGACGTGGCCTGCACCGTGTTGCGCCGCATGTCGGAGAGCGTCTGCCCGTCCAGCACCCGCAGCGCGGTGACCAGGGCCTGCGCCGCGCTGAAGTCGTTCGAGATAAGCGTGGTTGTCATGGCCGTGTGGTGGGCTGCACCGTGAACCGGGTGTAGTAGCCCGCGTCCTGCAGCTTGCCGTCGAGCTTGAAGGTGCCGTCGGGGTGGTTCAGCACGTCGCCGATCTTCGGGTCCACCACGCCCAGGTCGAAGCTTGCGATCGTGCGCTCAAGCACCGCGTCGTTGAACGGGCCAGAGGTCTGCACCCCGTACTCGAGGTTGACCCGGCAGGGCGTGGTGTTTGCGCCTGAGAGCAAAAAAGCGTCTTGACCGAGGTGGCGCAAGACGCTTTTCGCAAGGCGCCCGAAGGCGCGTTGCATTAGGCTGCCAACAGGGTGATCGGCACCTGGGGACGGGTGCAGATGTGGATCGGGTTGGACTGCGACTCGATGTGGATGCCCTTGTTGCCGTCCTTGGCCCACTGCTTGGCGTAGTACGCCTGGCCCATCGTGTTGACCGTCTCCATGTAGTCGGCTGGCGCGAAGTGCGTCACGAACAGGTCGGGCACGCCCTCCGGGATCATCTGCGCGGTGCCTGGCGCGATGAACTCCTGCGCACCCACCGAGCCGTCGTACTCTTCCCAGAAGACGCCTGCGAAGTAGAAGCCCAGTTCGGTCTGGTCGGAGCGCAGGAACTCGCCGTTCATCCAGCGGTCGTACGCAGCTTCAACTTTGGCATGGGCCACCAGCGCGTCGAAGAACGTCGTGGAGCACATCGCGCGGTAACCGCTGATGGACAGGCCGCCCAGGGCGTCGCGCATCTGGCGCTTGGCCTCGACCACTTTCTGCTTGATGTTGGTGCCGGCCGTGCCCAAGATCATGTTCTTGGTGGCAGGCGTGGTGCCGAAGCGGGTGTGCAGGTTCTCCAGCACGGTTGTGCCGTCGGAGTCCAGCACGATGCCCTTGATGGCGCCCATGCGCTGGAATTCCAGGGTCACGTCGAGGTCGCGACGCATGCGGGTCAAGCGCTTGTTGGTCACGCGCTGGATGGTCTCCACATCGGTCTCGCTGCCAAAGGCGCGGACGTTCTGGATCTCATCGGCGTTGACGCTGTCGTACTGTGGCAGGTGGATGCAGTTGAGGGTCAGCATCTGGCGCTTCTCGCGCGCAGCGGTCTGGCCAGCCGAACCCCGGGGTGCGGAGCCCACCAGGGTCAGCGCGTTGCCTTGCTTCTCGATACTCACCGAGGTGGTCGAGATAGCCTCTTCGGTGAACAGGCCAAGCTGGCCGATTCGGCCGGGCACCGAAGGCATGTCTTCGATGGCCTTGGTGAGGGAGACCACGCTGAAAGCGTCGTCGTTGAAAATGTCCATGTGCATTTGAGTGCTCCTGAAAAATTGAAGAGGGGTTAGCGCAGGCTGATGCCGAGCGGGGCCAAGTCGGCGCGGCCGGGGGTGTCCAGGCCGGTCAGCGCGGCGGTAATCACCTCCGCGTCGCGAGCGATGATGGTGACTTCGCGGGCCGCAGCAGAGATGTCAGCGGGGGCGTACAGCACGCCCGCGACCACCTCGGTGCCGTTCGTGGCGTCGTTGGCGTAAGGGGCGAAAGCGCCGCCGACGGTGACCCGGCCCAGCAGCTGGCCGGCTTTCAGGACGGCGGCGTTGGGCGCGAGCACGACGGCTTCGCGACTGCGGAAGCCCGGGGCCTCCGACAGGAGAAATTCAGCGGCGTGGGTGCCTTCGGTGAGCGTGGTCATCAGTGACTCCTATCGTTTGGAAAGTTTGGCGTTTCGCGCAGCCCAGATGTCAGAGCCTTTCACTGCCGTGGGCTGCGCGGAGCCCGGCACTGGGGTGTTCTTGATCGGCGCGGTCGTGTCGATGTGCTCGTCGTCTTTGCTCAGGTGGGCAAGCACGGCGGCGCGGGCGTCGGCCAGTGATTTGTTCGCGAGGATCAGGCCCGCAGCCTGCTGGGGGCACTTGGCGAACACGCACAACGCGTTGATCTCGCGCGCTGCCGTGGCGCGGGCCACCGCGGCTTCTTTGTCGAGGATTGAGGCGTCCGCAACCCAATGGGCCACGTAGTCGCCCATGCCTGCAGCCTTGGCCACCGCGTCGATCTGCTCGGCCAGGGTCTCCTCGAAGACGACGGCAGCGGGCTCGGCAGCGGGCTCGGCAGCAACCGGATTGGCTGGGGGTTCGACAGGCAGTTCGCCTTCTACCGGGGCCGAGGCTTTCGCCCAGGCTGCTTTGGCGGCTTCGGGCAAACGGTCCACGTCGAAAGATGCCTGAGCAGCCACCCGGTCGCTCACGCGGGTGGCAAAGCCCGCAGCGACAGCCTCGTCGGCTGTCATCCACGTTTCCTTGTTGAGCATCTCGATGATGTCTTCATCTTTGCGGCCGGTGCGCTTGGCGTAGGTCGCAACGAGGCTCATCTGGATCTTGTCGAGCACGTCGGCGGCGGCGCGCATCTCCTCGGCATCGCCCATCGCGAAGCTCCAAGGGTTGTGCACCATCATCATGCTGTTCTCAGGCATGTCGATCGTGTCGCCAGCCATCGCGACGAGCGAGGCTGCGCTGGCGGCAATGCCGAGCACTTTCACGTTGATCGTCTTGCCGGTGGCGCGCAGGCCGTTGTACATCGCGATGCCCGCGAAAACGTCGCCGCCTGGGGAGTTGATCTCCAGATTGATCGTGCTGCCTTTGAGCTCGCCCACAGCAGACAGGAAGGATTTCGCGGAAACGCCGTAGGCACCGATCTCGTCGAAGATCGCTACAGGCGCCTCGGGCGTTTTTCCGACGTTGAACCAAGTCTTCATGGGTGTGCTCTCACTGTTCCGCCCGAGTGTGGGCAAATGTGGGTTTTGTTGCCTGCGGGCTGCTGTCCTGCGGGGCCTTCTCATACACGCACACCAGCCCAGGCCGCTCCGCCCGAGCCTGCGCACACACAGCGTCGAACGTCGCACGCTCGCGCAGCGGTGCGGCTTGGACGTAAGTGCCAATCCCGGTGACAAGCCCAAGGACCGGGCATAGAGCAACCGCTGTGGCCCCGGTGACGATCAGCGCGATCACACAAGCGTTGTTGGCCGCAGCGCCCCAGCCCAATGCACCGAACGCGCTCCACATCGCTGGCTGTTGCTCAGGCGGGGCGGCTTTGATGCGCCCGTAAGCGATGGCCTTGACCGCGAGCAAGCCAATGCCCAGCGGGTTGGCCTCGGCCGCGCCGATGGACAGACCGATCGCGGTAGAGCTGATGTCAGCGGCTTGCCCGGCTAGGGCACGGTCTTCCGAGTCCATCGTCGCGCACCCGGCAGTGATGACGGCCACCCAAAAAAGGATGCAGCAAAGGACGGCGTTTCTCATTCGGCCTCCCCGTCAAGCAGCACCAGACCCAGCCGGTCAAGCTCGGCATCGAAACTCCGCTCAGTCACGACACACGCACCCAGCAGCGCGGCGATGTGTGCCGCTGGTACGACCATGCCCATGTCCGCAGCCATCGAAGCCAAGGGGGCAGCGTCGATTGCGTCCCGCGTGACAGCGCCTGTTTCCGGGTCGATGTGGGTGACCGGCAGCACGTCCGAGAACTCAATGCCGACAAAGCCGCTTGCCCCGTAGTGCGTTGCTGGTGGCTGGCCTGTGGGTGACATTGCACGCGGCAAGAACAGCTCGCCACCCGTGCCAGGAAACACACCCGCCAACGTCCGCACTGCTGCAATGACAGCAGCAGGCGCGATGATTGTCCGGTGCTGGTAGCTCATATCTTGGCGCTCCGTGTCATGCGTGCGTTGAGGCTTTGCAGTTGGCCGTCTGTGATGACGCGCCCGGCAATGCCAAGCTCGAAGATTTCGCCTTTGAAGAACAGCGATGTGCCTGTTCTTGCGCCGATCCACCCAGGGTTATTGCGGTAATTTCCTGTGCCCTGATCTGTGCCGTTGCTGCCTACTTGTACGCCTGCAATTGACAGGTTGACAGTATCGGTTGACACTTTGAATCTTGCAATTAGCCCAGCTTTGGCAGGCGCGGGGTATCCGGTGACAGTTATGTCAGACACCGGCCCACCCACTCGGGTGTTAGCCCTAAGACTGGAATTGTTAGCTCCACCAGGGGCGTTAACTGAAATATCAAGAGCCGACGCCGCAGTGCTTATTTCGTACAAAATACCGAGAGCAGCATCACTCTCCTTCAACAAACTCGCCCAAAGCGTCACCTCATCCGTGCTTGTCATATCCAGCGCGGCGTGCTGCATCCATTGGTTTGTGCCGTTGAATGTCGCTTTGAACGGGAATCCGGCTGTGTCGTAGCTTGTAGGCGATACCACCGATTGATAGCGTGTTGGTTCAGCCATTTAAGCAACTCCTATGTTAAAATAGCGAAGCCCACAAGCGCTATCAACACTTGCAGGCTTCTGACCAAACCATTGTTTACAAGGAACAACAGCATGGCTAAGGCCAATTCTACAATCACACAAGCGCGCATCCAAGAGCTTTTGCACTACGACCCGGAAACCGGCGTCTTCACCCGAAAGAAGCCTGGGCCGGGAATTGCCGTTGGGCAAGTTTGCGGGACCGTCGACCAAGAAGGCTACGTTCGAGCCCGTGTTGACATGAAAACCTACGGGGTGCACAGGCTCGCCTGGCTTTACGTTAAAGGCCAGTTTCCTGCTGGTGAGGTTGACCACATTAACGGCAACCGCCGCGACAACAGGATCGAGAACCTTCGTGACGTATCTAAGGCGTCGAACTTGCAGAATCAGAAGCGCGCTCAGGCCGGGAGTCGATCCGGCCTTCTCGGCGCTTACTACAACCAAGGGAAGTGGAGAGCCGCTATTCAGACCAACGGCATGAACAAGAACCTTGGGAACTTCAATACGCCGGAAGAAGCCCATCAAGCCTATCTCGCGGCCAAGCGTGTGCTGCACAGCACTTGCACGATCTAGGCTCATAGCGCCAACTCCAACTGCCCCATCAGCACTGAGCCGCTGACCGTTAATGTCAGGCTCCCTGCTGTTGGTGTAAACGTGATGGATACACGATTGCTTGCGCCACTCCCCACAAGTGGCCCGGCAGTTGATGCACCGGACAGCGTGATAGTCCCTGTGCCTGTGAACGAAAGAACATGAGGGGCGGCAACCACCGTCACGGCCTGCGTCGATAGGACATCGGTTGCAAGAAGCCTGTTTATTCGTGCGCTCGCAGCAGGCCGGGCCATCGTGCTGGATTGCGTGAGCGGCAGGCCGGGGATTTCTCGGACTGAGACGTTGTCGATAGTTCCGTTTACTACGCCACTGGCGCGTTTGAACGCTAAATTCGTGCGATCAGCAAAAAATCTAGTTGTTACCCTTCCCGCTGAACCTGACGAAAAAACTATGCCGTCTGCTCGCTCTAGTCCAATCGCCCCGCCACTACTGGTTACATCAAACCCGATTTCGTATAGCTTGCCTAAAACAAATCGTCCACTTTGCTGAAGAGTTTGAGGTGTGCTATTTCCGGCAAGTGATGCCCTTCCTTCGGCCCAAGTCCAGCCGCCATCATTGATAAACCAGCCAGCCGTATCAACATCAAACCCACCATTGACCACCAACTCCGGTCCCCGGCTACCCGGCGCATACCGGCAATCAAGCACCAATCCAATTGGCTGCTCAAGCGCAAACACAGGCAGGGTGCCCGCGCTGTCTTGGAAGATCATGCAGCTGGAGAGCTGCTCGGCAGTCCAGCCCGATGCCATGCCCCACACGCCAGCGGCTTGGTTCGCGCGAATCGCTTCGTCAATGTGCCAGCGTGCGCCTGGGGTTGTTTGGCCGTAGATGGCTCGGTAGATGTCGGTGCGCTGTGACGGCGCGAACCGGGTGCGCAGGTTGCGAACGGTCCTGCTCATGCTCAGACCTGATTGAAATAGGCCACGTTCACGAAGCAGGCCCCGCCTTGCGCGATCAGGCGCACATCAGCCAGCGTGCTGTCGACCACTTTCTCCAGGCCGTCCTCGAGCCGGTAGCCCAGCGTCGCCGTGGGTGTGCTGCCGTCGCGGCGCATTCGCACGGCGCCGCCGTCGGCTTGAATCTCTGCCGTGACTGCACCGGCTGGGATGGCGATGCCACCCGTGGCACCGGCCAGGGTGACCGAGGTGACGGGGATGGTCAGGCGCGCGGTGCCGAGACAGGTGCGCGCGGGGACGCTGACGGGCACGGGAGTTGCTCGAAGCTGGGTGTTGGTGAGTGGGCCTGCAACGGGTACGGCGGTGGCGCGCAGTTGGGTGTCGGTCAGGCCGGGGGTGGGGGCGGCGCTGGGCTGGCCCGTTGCTGGGTTCAAGACAAAGACGCCCTGGGGGGTTTGGCCGTCGGGGGAGTTGAAGAATGCGGTCATGGGTTAGAGCGTCTCTGGTTGGGGCTGTGGGCCCGCAGGGTCCTTGAGATCCTCGGGATCTTCAGGGTCTGTGGGATCGGCACCGGGCGCGGCGGGTGCCGGGTTGGGGTCGACCCACAGGTTGAGGTCTTTCTCGCGCTGCACGTCGGCCGCGCGCTCGTCGTCCACTTCCTCCGGGTCGTCGCCGCGCTCACCGATCACAGAAGATCGGCTGCGGAATCCCGCGTCGACTTCGACTTTTTTGCCCGTTGGGTCTTGCACCGGGTGGATGTGCGCCCAGCCGTGCGGTGACCACTTGACCAGCATCACGTCGTTGAGCTCGTCAGCGGTGATGTGGCCGGCCAGCAGTGCGGTTTCGGCCCACCACTTGCGCACGCGCTTGCAGAACATGGGGATCACGATCTGCCACTGGCGCGACTCGGCGAAGCGGCGGAACTCGTTGATCATCACGCGCAGGGTGCGGTCGCTGACTTCTTTGATGTCGCCCGACATGATTTCGTAGGGCAGGCCCGCGCCGGCGGCGGTGCCGAGGTGCTGGGTTCGCATGTAGTCGGAGAAACTCACGCCGGCCTCGGGCGGGTTGGAGAACTTCACATCTTCGCCCAGGCCCAGTTCTTGCATCAGGCCCGGCTGCATGGGTGCCAGCGGCTGCGCGCCGTCGAACTCCACGGCGCCGCCGGTGAGCTGGTCCAGATCGGAGCCCGCGTTGCGTGTGAGAAACGCCACGAACAAGTTGGCCAGTTTTTGGCGCTCAAGCACTGTGTCGTCGAAGTCGGCCACGTTGCGCAGGCGCGCAAGCACCGGGGCCAGGCCGGGCACGCCGCGCAGCTGGCCGGGGCGCAGCGGCTCGAAGACATGGCTGACCTCCGAGGCGAGCACGCGCAGCAAGCTGGCGTTGCCCATGTTTTGGTGGCCGTCGCCTGGGTGCTCGCGGTGCATCCAGTAGGCGATGCGCTGGCCGCGCCGGTCGAACTCGATGCCGCTGCGGATCTTGTTGCCCACCGGCAAAAACGGGTAGGTGTCGGCGTCGAGCATGGGCACGAACTCGGGCTCGATCAGCTGGATCTGCACCGGCACCTCGATGCCGTCTTCCACGCGCCTTTTGCGCTGGCGCACAAAGACTTCGCCGGAGTCGAGCCAGCAGCGCACCGCGAGGGTCTGCTGGCCGTAGAAGTCCAGCACGCCGTCGGCGTCGGACTCCGCAACCCAGCGGTCCCACAGGTCGGTGATTTCCTTGCGACGCTTCTTGGTCAGGGTCGTCGGCAGCCGGGGCGTGATGCCCACGCCGATGAGGTTCGTGACCCAGCGCTGGGTTGCTGCGGCGCCCGCCCAGTCGTTTCGGCCGGCGTCGCGCGAGCGCTTGCGGATGTTCTCCAGGCCGACGATGGCGACGTTGGGGCCGCTGTTCGGTGGGTTCCAGCCGCGCATGCGCCGACCGGTGCCGGCCGCGTCGTAGCGGTTTTTGACCTGCAACGCCTGGCCGCCGGTGACGGTCTGCACCGCCGCAGCGACCGCCGATTGCTTGGCCGGCCGGGCTTTGCGCCGGGCCATCAGTACCCCCGCCCGCTGAAGTAAGCGTAGGTCTGCTTGCGCCGGGGCGTCGGGCTGGCCCGGTCCAGCTGTGTCTGGATGTCGTTGCGCGCGGTGATCAGATCGGCCGTGGACCGGTAGGTCACGCTCTGCCCGTTGAGCATGACGACACGCTCCTCAGACGCGATTGCGGCGTTGAGTCGATCGATGTCGTCTTGGGATACGGGCATGGTCTTGCGGGTGTTGGTAGTCCGCAAGAGTGTCTTCAATCCCCCCGCAGCGCGCCTGCGGGCCGCTGTCCTCAGAGGCTGGCGGCGGCCACGCGCCGCGTGCGTGTGGGTTTGCGGATGGCGACCGCTGTTGATGCCGCAGCCTCGGCTTTCTCCTCCCGGCGCTGCTCGGCGTCGACCATTTCGCGGTTGGTGGCCAGCGGCGCGGCCCAGGGCGGCGCGCGCTCCCAGTCTGCGATCTTGTCCACACCCAGGCGCAGGCAGATGGCGCGGATGTAGCAGGCCAAGTCGAAGGCTTCGTTGCGCTTGCGGATCTGCGACCACGTCCCGTCTTTGGTTCGCACCTCGGCGTTGTAGAGCTCGTCGTGGAACGCCTTGGGCAACCAGTCAGGCAGGTGCAGGTAGCCTGGGCCAGGGGTGCTCCGGCGCAGGCCGGCGTGCACCGCATCTTTGAGCAAGTTGGGGTTCAGCAGGTACAGGGACACGTCGCCCTTTTCCTTGGTGCTGCGATTGCCCACCAAGGTGTGGCGGATCATCGGGGCGTTCTTGGCCGACGCGCCCTTCACCAGCAGCACGCGGCTGTGCAGGTTGGCCGCTTTCAGGCTGCGCCACCAGGCGTAGGCGTTGGCGGTCACCCCATCTTCGCCGCCGGAGTCGACCGCGGTGGCCAGGATGCGCAGTTCGCGCCCTGAAATCGACGTTTTGTAGGTGGCCGTGACCACCTTTTCGGTGAGCAATTGCCAGTCTTCGACGTAGGCAGCAGGGTCGATCGGCGCAAATTCGGAGCCCATTCCCTCGCGTTTGGACAGCTTGATCTCGAAACGGTCGACCAGCCACTGCTCGAAATAGGGGCCCACCGCGTGCACTTGCACCACAAAGCGGGCGTTGGAGCCACCCTGCACGTCCACCGAGGCGGCCAGGAACCGGGTTTCGTCGGGCACCATGTACCGCTCCAGCCACGCCTCGGTCTGCACCGCGCCGCCGTTGGCCGCCGCCTCGACCAGCGCCATGCTGGTGTAGGGCATGCCCTGATCGGTGTTCACCGTGGTCTTCAGCGCGAGTTCTTGGCCCGTCAGCGCGTAGTCGCGCAGGCCCTGCAGGTAGCGCAGCACCAGGGACTTCCAGTTTTGGTACGCGGCCGCACACCCGCCCAGCCAGTAGCCCGCGATCGTGCTGGTGGTCGGCGTGCCGTAGCGGCTGCCGTCAGGCTTCATCTTTTCACCGTCGCGCAGCCACACACCGGTTTGGTTCAGGCCGTGCTTGGCCTTGGGCGGGATCAGCGTGCCGCAATGCGGGCACACCACCCTGTTGTACTGCTCGGCCATCGCGGGCAGATCGGCCTCGCGCACCAGCTCAAGCAGGTCTTTGTCGGGCGGCAGGTTGAACAGGCCCAGGCCCGGGGCGCACTCGAAATACTCGGAGCAGTCGGGGCATTTCCAGTACCAGCGGCGCCGGTCGGATCGGTTGTAGATGCCCAGCACCCCGCCGGTGGGAGGCGCTTCGTGCGCGGTCACCGGCACCCAGCGCGGGTCGATCACGTCTCGGCCGGGGCTGGACTCGACCATGCACATGCCCCGACTCAGGAACGTGGTGGTCCGCTTCAGCCCCAAGGAGAAGCCCGCGCCCTCGCCGTCGATGTCGTCGGGCATTCGGTCGTAGTCGGTGAGGCCGACGTAGCGGTAGTCCGAGGACGACAGGTTCGACACGGTGGGCCAGGCGATGCGCAGCCACATCCCGTGCTTGAACATCTTGTCGTGCGTGTTGTCGTGCTGGCTCGAGGCGCTTTTGAATTCGTGGATCTTTGGGCTGTGCCGAATGGCGCGGTCGATTCGGGTCTTGCTGTATTCGCGGGCTTTGTCCTGCGTCATCTGCACGATGAGCATGTCGCCTGGGTCGTTGGTGACCGCGTGCGCCATCCACCCCTCCAAAAGGCCCATCGTTTTGCCGGTTCGGGCCGGCCCGACAAAGCACACCGCTTCGTGCGCTCGGCTGGCCAGCAAGTTCATGGGCTCGACCATGTAGGGCGTTTCGTCGGCGGACCAGTTGCCGGTGTAGCCGCCTGGCTGCTTGATCACCAATGCGTCGGCCGCGCCTTGCGCCACGCTCACCCGGCGCGGGGGTCGCAGCGCCGCCGAGGCACCGCCCATGATGTCGCCCCGCGCCTTGGCGCGGTGCAGGTCCGGGTCAAAGCAGGTCTTCGTTGCCATCCGCGCCCTCCACGCCACCGCGCGGCGCCACGTCGTCGCCCTGCCTATCGGGGACATCCGACATCAGCTCAAAGGCGTCAGCCACCTCATCCAGGGCCGAGTCAATCAGGCTCCCAACCTCGGCCGCGAGCTCCGGGTTGGTGCCCAGGCGGCGCTCCAAGTTGTCGGGCACCGAGCGCAGCGACTGCGACAAGACCGCCAGGGCGGTGGCCGCGATCTCCCGTACCTCGGAACGGGCGACGTAATCCCCGGATTTAATCCGCAATTCAAGTTCGGCCAGGTCGGCTTTCGCCGCCTCGTTGCGCGCCTTCGCGGTATCCAGATCGGCCTTGGCCGGCGGCGGTTTGTAATCGGCGGGTTTTCGCCCGGCGCCTTCGCGAGATCCTCCGTGGCCTGAGACGTTCATGCTTGTATTTCGGTTGGCTATGGGTTGTGACTGCATTGTCGCCGATCCCGGGCCCAGGTGCGAATTTCGCCGAGCAGGGTCTGTGGGCAGGGGGCTTGGCGAAGGGGCGGTATTTTCCCATTCAAGGTTGTCAAGCCGAAAAACTCTCGAGCGGGGTGCCTCTCTGCCCCCCTACGTAGCGCCGGGTGGCCAGGGTCCCCCGGTCGTTCCGGTTCGATCGATAGATTCCGAGTCGGCACCAGCACCAGCACCAGACCACAGCACCAGACCACAGCGCCAGACCACAGCGCCAGACCACAGCACCAGACCACAGCGCCAGACCACAGCACCAGACCACAGCACCAGCACCAGCACCAGACCACAGCACCAGCGCCAGACCACAGCACCAGCGCCAGACCACAGCACCAGACCACAGCACCAGCACCAGACCACAGCACCAGCGCCAGCACCAGACCACAGCACCAGCACCAGACCACAGCACCAGCACCAGACCACAGCACCAGACCACAGCACCAGCACCAGACCACAGCACCAGCACCAGACCACAGCACCAGCACCAGACCACAGCACCAGACCACAGCGCCAGACCACAGCACCAGACCACAGCACCAGCACCAGACCACAGCACCAGCGCCAGCACCAGACCACAGCACCAGCA